TTAGATGAACACGAGGAAAAATTATCATTCAAGGTAAAGAAAAGATCAGTAAGTCCGTCTGTATCAGGTAAAGTTAAAATGTAATCATAATAGCAAAGTTGGTTTGTATAGATACTATGTAAGCGAATCAACACAGAATGTGTAATATAACGGATAAGAAGGCAGCAAAGAGAATCATAAAGGTAGCAAAAGTTAATCCAAACGTATATTCGACAGCAGACGTATTGTATGCTAAACTGATTAAAAGACGCATCAAAAATGAAAAACGATTCTCTCAAAATCAATCAGAATAAAGATGGTTCATTTGCTGTTGAGTGGGATAAAAACGATCCTAATTGGAAATTTATGAACACCTTGACTTCTAAGGAAATTCAAGATATTATACAAAAAGCAATGAAAGAAGATGGCCTTATCTGATACAGTAAAATCATCCTTAAAGGATGCACAAGATGATCTAAGAGAAGCACTTGCGTGTGCAGCTAGAACTGAAAAACCATTTGTAAGTAAGCACATAGCAGCCTTACTTGCTGATATAGAGAATCTACTAGATGCTACAGAAATGATTGAGAGTATCGAGAGTCGAAAATTTGGAGATAGTGGGTTCTTTGGTACATTTCATGAATAGATTATAAAGACAACATTAAATTTATAAATCATTTATATAACCTATGTTATAATACCAACACATACACTCAGGAAAATGGTTAATTTAGACGAAAGATATCACGATTACCTTATTAATGGTAAACTAATAAGGATGGATGGTATCAGCGAGAAATTAATCGGATATGGTTGGCATTGTGATGGAAACGAGATAAAAGGTTACTATCTTACTACAGAAAACCATAAATTATATTATAATAACAACCAAGTATATCAGTACAAAGAACCACTTAAGGAGAAAATTAATGTCTAAGATTAAGCACGATTTAGACCATGAAGTGTATCTTGATCCAAAAGATCATAAGGAACATATTAATCATGGTATGTTAGAGTATAAAGAGTCTGAACTTAAAGAACTTCATGCAGATTATGAAGAATACCATAAAGATGATGTTGTTGATCCAAACGAGGGCCACATAAATGACTGGCACACAAGACACGAGGATAAGCATTTAGAAATATATTGTGATAACCACCCTGACGCATTTGAATGTAGAGTATATGACGATTAATTAACCAATATAAATTATATTATGAAAGGAATTAAAGTAAAAGATGTCTCAGGTAGAAAAACCATTGAGTATGAAATGAAAAATGTGAAGAACATTACGATAGTCGGTGGTGGTACTGCTGGCTGGATGACTGCTGTTTGGTGTGTAAGAAGAGCAGCTGCTTTTCATCATGCTCATGTAACTTTAATTGATAAGGAAGTACCTGAGAGAATAGGAGTAGGAGAAGCAAATCTTTTAAACTTTAATAAGTTTATGCAATATTGTGGATTTAGTGATCCTACTGCATGGATGGAGGCTGTAGATGCTACTTATAAAGGTGGTATCATGTATCCTAATTGGGGTAAAGATGGTAAAACAATTTATCATCCATTTGGTCAGTATCACTTCCACACTAAGGACTCAAATGGTGGTGAGTTTGTAATACCATTTGGTGATGTTCTATCTGCCAATCCTGATATTGATTATCCGTCATCATTATATTTCTTTCCCTCTTTAGTTAAGAATAAAGTAGAGATAGATGAACTCTCAGCATATTCTGAGCAACTAGATTGTGGTAAATATGTTGAGTTTTTAATTAAAAATCTTAAGGGAGCAGATGGATTTACATACATCAATTCAACTGTTGAAAATATACATTGGGATGATGATAATATAACATCATTAGACTTGGCTGATGGTACTAAGAATGAAGCAGATATATTCATTGACTGTACTGGATTTAAGAGACTGTTATCAGAGAAAAGAGAGATCATTGATTATAGTGATAGATTATTTGTAGATACTGCTGTTGCTACGAGAGTACAGTATATTGATAAAGAGAAAGAGTTACATCCATATACAACTGCTACTGCTACTGATCATGGATGGATATGGGAAACACCATTGACTACTAGAATAGGAACAGGTCATGTATTTAATAGACATATTACTGACCCTGAGGATGCTAAGGAATGTTTTGTTAAGCATTGGAATGGTAGATTTAAGAAGGAAGATTTAAGAGTTATAAATTGGGATCCCTGTAGAATTGGTAAGTTTTGGGAAGGCAATGTAATTAATATTGGTCTATCTGGTGGATTCATTGAACCATTAGAAAGTACTGGAATTGGTTTCATTATTAATGGAATAGAACTACTAGAGGATAGTTTAATTGGTGGGTGTTATGATTGGATGGATCAGAAACAATATAATATGAAAATGATAAATGATTATGAGTCTGCTGTAGATTTCATTAGTATGCACTATGACTACTCACATATCCAGAGTCCATTTTGGGATCATGTTAGAAAAACATTTAAGAAATCTGGATTTCAGAAAATGATGGAGAGTTCTATCATGGATCCTGATTATCCAACATATAAAGTATTGAGACATGGATTCTTTGGTGGTCATAATTGGGCAATTTGGTTACATCAATTAATGGAAAAGGAAGGTGGGTATCCAGCCAAGACATATTTTGATAATAGAGTATGGAGAAGAGAATTAATTGGAAGATTGCAAGAAATGAAAAGAAATGCTAATAAAGGATTACCACATCTTGAAGCACTAGAATATAAACCAACACTTAATGAGAGAATGATCAGTTCTGAGAAAGAGAAGGCAATGGAAGAAAATAATATGAAAAATATTAGACAATTCGGATAATATTTGCTATAATACAATTAAATACCATACCACTATGATCGAGATAAAGCAACAGCCTGCTGAGAAGATAAAGGATATAGAGCAAGATTTTGATTTAATTTACATGGATCCACCTTTCGGACTACAACGTGACTTCACTATGGTCGAGAAAGATGGAGAGAAGAAGGGATTTTCCGATCAATGGGATTCATTTGATGATTATATTATATGGTATGCTAATATTGTACATTCAGCATGGTATAAGTTAAAGAAGAACGGATGGATGTATTTACATAATAATTTTATTGGTAATGCTTTATTATTATCTAAAGTAATACCTGAGATACGTGATAGTTTCTATACAAATATATCATGGAAGAGATCAGGGCCGAAGAATAATATTAAGAATGGATGGGGGAATATTGTAGATTCTATCATGGTTATCAAAAAAGGCAACCCCTATTTTGAGGTTGAATATGGATCACTAGATCCAGTATATGAAGCAAATAGTTTCAAGAATAAGGATGAAGTTGGTTACTATGCACTAGCAAAAGTTACAGGAGAGAAGAGTAGGCCGTGTGCTAAGTATGAGTATAAGGGTTACAACCCAGAGTACGGATTTAGAATAGCACAAGAGAAACTTAAAGCACTAGACGATCAGAACTTACTACATTATGGTAAGAATATGTTATACAAAAAGATATACTCTCATGAGTCTAAGGGAGTTCCAGTTCAGAACTTCTGGGATGATGTATATTTTATATCGAGGAGTGAGAAGAACAAGAGAAAGTATCCTACTCAGAAACCTCTAAAACTATTAGAAAGAATAATCAAATCAAGTTGCCCACCTGACGGATGGGTACTGGATCCTTTTTGTGGATCAGGAACAACTGCTATTGCATCTTTGAACCTTGATAGAAATTGTATCACAACTGACGTGAACCCTGATGCAATCAAGATGGCCGATGTGGCAGTAAAAGAACTGTCACAAGAGAAGTTGAATCCTCTGGTTGAGGTGCTATATTAATAGTGGGGAAACAAAACAGGCAAAGATCTATGGTTGTCTTTGTTCAGCAGAGAAATTACGTCTTGTAAGTCCTTGTTTTTGTTTCTCGCACCCTATTATTATTGGAGCATTAAATGTCAACCAGATCAAGAATTGGAATCTTACAAAAAGACCTAACAGTTAAATCTGTATATCATCATTGGGATGGATACCCTGAGTGGTTAGGAGTGACTCTTGAGCAACAGTACAATACAGGAGAGAAGGTTGCTGAGTTGATTGATGGTGGTAATATGAGTTCATGTTGGTCAGATAATCAGTATGATGAGGAGAAACAGGAATTTGTGAAGAGAGACCCTAAACCAGAATATTATGGTGGGGATGATGAGAGGCCAAATCATAATCAATCAATCCAAGACTTTCTAAAAGATGCAAATATGTCTGAGGAGTTTCTTTATCTCTTTACTTCAAATGAAGTGATAGAATCTAATAAGGATAACATAAAAGGTACAATCTTTGCAACTGAAGGGTGGAGTGCATGGTCAGTAAGACCTATGTATGATAAAGACTATAATGTTACTAATACTGATGTTACACCAGTAACCATACCTGCATGGGATGTAGCAGACGATAGTTAAACTGTCACATCCGATATTGTACTATGATGTAAAACTGCTATAATACAGTTGTTGAGAAGGATAAGACTTTCAAGGTGGACTATGTTGAGTTTGCCTAACGGCTGCAGAGACCGATCTTAGAACGGCTGCAGAGACCGATAGGATTTAAAGTAACTTCCTTTAATTCGAACTTAAGCACCTTTTCAACACCCTCGTGGTATGACTTAGTACTCACACCTATACATCCATTTTTGGTTAGGAAGGTCAAAGTTGAGTGAAGCACCTCTTGAGCATACCACACCTTTTTGTAAACCTGACTATTTTATTATGTCTCAAACTTTCGCTGAGTTCCTACTCGATAACGCATCTACAGGAAATGAGATTCTCTCAGTTCTTGATGATATTGTAGAGGTAACTGAAACAGGAGGAACCGACCTATAGGCCAGTTAAATAAGTGGAACAAGGCCCCCTTTACAGGGGGTTTTTTTATTGCTAATATAAGTACATAACAAACACAAAGAGTAACTCAATGACTACTTCAATTCACAGTTTTATCAAGGACAAGAAAAAGCCAGATTATAGAGATACATTAACAACAACCAGACTATTTGTTAAGGATTATACAATTAGTTACGCAGAAGCAATTACAGAGAATTACAAGAGAAATCATATAAGACAATTAAAGTATAACTCAGTACGTTATAATGGTAAGGGAGACAAATCTTTATCTGACTATGCTAATCAGCAACTCAAAGAGATTGAATATGGAACTGCTAACCTAATGAGATTCAAGATTTATGAAGGTAGAAAATATTATAAGATAGTTCAGCAAGACTATCGTGAAGCATCCGAGTATTACAATACAAAGGCTGGATATCGTGATGGTTCAGTTCATTGTTTTGTTGATAAAAAAACAGGGGATGTTTACAAGGCTGCATCATGGAATAAGCCTGCAAAGCACGTTAGATTTACATTCCAAGACTCTAATCAATTAAGATTCTTACTTGACCCTAACAATGTGGGTTGGGCTGGTGGTTACCTTTACTTGAGATAATTATTATGAAAACATTTATTATTGAAGAAAAGTTTACTGGTTATGCGAACATTCGTATTGAAGCAGAAACCGAAGAAGAAGCACTATCTCTATACAATAGAGGTCATTATCCAGATAGTGAGTATGATATGGATGATATGTTCTATGATTTTGAGTTTTGTTCAATCAATGAAGAGAAAGAAGACAGTTTCATAGACATTAACAATACAGGAGGAAAGTACTAATGATTCATAACAGAGATAGAAACCTTGCAATTATGCAATTAGTTCTAACAGAACTTGAAAGAAAAGTTGGAGAAGACATAATCATAAAATGTGCTGTTGATGAATTTGGTGTAAATCATAAACCTAAAATTGAATACTTAGTTAATCTTATGCACAATGAAGCTTGGGAGATAGCACAATGAATAAAAGTATACAAGAAAATGTAGAGATCATGAGTGATCATTATGTTCAGAGATTCAAGACCCTATTAGAGGGAGAAATGTTGGATTTACAGGTAAAAAGACATAGGGATGCACAAAGTATTATGAGTGAATACCTATGTGATGGAGTAGAAGATGATAGTTACAAATGGTTGTACATTAACAAATTGGAGGATTAAACAATGAAACCACAATTACATGAGTTCTATGTGACTCGCAAATGCACCAAAATGGAATACTTTACTGTTATGGCCGAGAGTATGGAAGAGGCCAAGTATGAAGCAGAAGAGGGTTATGATTACAAAGACTTCGATTGGGAAGAGTTTGACTACGAAACTGTAGAGATCAAGGAACAAGAGATTCCCGAACAACAATTAACATTATCAGGAGTATTAGTATGAGTCCATTAAAAGAAAGAGAAGCAAAATTATATAAATGTTGTTGTGACCTTATGGAAGAGGATAATAACAACATATATGATATAATGGATGTAATCTTTAACAATCTAACCATAGAACAATTAGATACAGTTGAAAACACACTTGTAAACTTTTACGGATTAAGCAAATGACTAAACTAACTCAGCAACAACGTGATGACCTTATCACTCAGTATATTGAAATTGTAGTAGATAGTATGAGTGTTGATGAACTTGTGAACTTAGGTATGAATAAACTACAGGAAGAGTTCAATTCTTATGACTTAGATGAACTAAAGGGAAAAATAGGTCAGTATGACCCTGAGTTGTTTGATGAGTTAGTTGATAATGTACTGTACATAGATTCAAAACGCAAGCCCTTTGAACCAGTTGATAAAGTGTCTACTACACACGTACGTAAGGACTTAGACTTGCTATAATTAGTATATACACAAAAGAGGTTACTTATGAACTCAGGAAAATCAAGTACAGCACTCAATGATGAACTTACAAATTTTGTGAACTATGTTGATTCATTCTATGGTCAGGATGACCCACTCTATCCTATGATGAGTAGAGAGACAAAGCAACCACTTACAAAGTTTGATATTTTAAGAGCAACAGAGAACTACCTATCAATGTGTAGTAATGACTCTATCGAAAATTGCACATGGGGGGATGGAGATTCTCTTGATAGAGAAAGAGTAAGAGATATACTTCTTGAAGAGTACAATTACAAATTTGTAGGAGAGTAATCATGAACGAACAGAAATCACTACAATGGGATGCAGACAGACTAATGGAACAACTCATAATGCAAGAAAGTCGTCATATGCAAATGAGTGCGTTGGTATCCTATCAACTTCAATATCCAGACATGACTATTAGAGACTTTTTTGCTATGGCGGCTGCAGAGATAGAAGAAGAAGAGGAGGAAAATGGTTATTATGAGTGATTCAGAACACTACTATGCGGTTCAAACATTCTTAGAGGATGATGAACTTCACAAGATATGGAACATTATCGAAATTGCTATGAACAGAGAAGGTTATGACGTATCCAACTCAGAACTTTCATTGAGACTATTTGATGATGAACTAACAGAAAACATTGAACTGGAGACACAACTATGAGAACTAATGACGATCAACTTTACTACCTATACAACAAAATATATGAAGTAGTAGAGTTTGCAGATTTTGAAATTGATGAAGAGGACTTAAAGACAGCTTGCAATGCTGTTATTGAAGACCTTGAACTTGATGAGAGATTCTATCACACTAAGGGTAAACCCCATCAATTTGATGATGAACCCACTTACGTAGTAAAATGATTTACAATGTAACAGACATTGAGTTTCACTTTGACGATTCTAAACTCACGTATGATGAAGAGATAGAAATTCGTGATCTTGCACTCGGTGTATATGAAGCAGATAATGATGATGACCTACTTGATGAAATTACAGCAACAACTGGTTACGACATTGAAAACATTTATTATGAGATTCAACTAAAATGAAATCAGCACTATTCCTATCGGACTATGATCTATCCACAGTTCATTATCTTTGTAGTTATTACATTGATAATGCAAACTTAGATAAAGAGGACATTGATTATATCAATGAACTTCAAAGCAGATGTACAAAACTATTAGAATTTGGAAAATGAAACACACAATAGAACTTGACGATCTTGAACTTACAGCACTTGTTACACACTTAGAAGGAGAGAGTGAAATGATGGTTGAGTCACGATTAAATTGTAGCAACCCTAGTGAACTACCAGACAGAGAAGAAGTGTTATTAAATTTAGTATATGCAAAAGCATTTACATTGGCTTGGGATGCAGACAAGAACCCTAAGTCAGATTTTGACCTAATCAAAAATGTAGATAGGATTTACAAATACAAATGAAAACAGCAACTTTTCAAGTCAGACTCGAAGCAACACCTGATGCTGAGATCAACCCACTACACTTAGCAGAAGAGATACAGGCATATCTCAATGCTCATGTATGTACAGTAGATGAAAATACTGATCAATTTGAGGATGTTAGAGTAATTGGGTACAAATATGAGTATGATGACTTCATACCAGTTCAAATAGACTATCCACTCTAATTGTATCATATGATACCAAACTGCTCCTCTCAGAATCGCCTGTGGCTGCCCTCTAACTTGTCTCAGGTATAATAGTAAGGCCCCAAAACACTAAAATTATGTCTTTAAACACTTTACACAATCTTACCTTAACCGAAGGTCAAATCGGTGTTATTCTATGTTCACTTGAGAAATCTGTTAAGTATGCAGACTCAGAATATATCGAAGAAGTTGATACCATTTTCAAGGAACTAGAGGGAACTGTTGATAAGTATTATGATGAGTTAGAAAAGAAGAAGGCAAAACAACCCACTATGGAGTGGGATGATGGATTTACGCATTATAGTGAATGTGTGGATAAATTGGTTGAAGATATGAACAGTTCACAAAGTGTCACACAGAGCCAACAATAGGCATCCGTATCTGTTATAATAATCATATAAGGGTTAATTAGGTCACATTGCTCAACTGAGGAGGTGTAAGTCCCCACTAATAAATGACAAGTCAGTTTATTAGAAGATTACCACGCAATATTATTATTAAATGTTAGTAATGCAATTCGCCACCAACTAACTGCCCTTAATCAACATTAAATGGAGAACACTATGCACGTCATTCTTGAAGCACTTGAACTTGATTTTGAAGATAGCATGGGAACACTTCCCGAAGATGAGCAACAGTTTATAATTGATAATGCACTCGGTGTATGGTGGGTGGACACTAAGGATATGGAAGAGGCCGAAGAATTACTTGTTGAGAAGATAACAGAGAAATTAGGATGGTGTGTAAAATCATTTTCATTTTGTGAGAATAGACCACACAGACTCACATCATTTATGTAACTAAAGGTAAAACAGTACTCGCACTTATTCATTTTATTTGATATACTATTATTATGAACGATTCAATCATCACAATCAACTTGAATGAAGTTGTAAGACAATTTTATCCAGGCCTAACTGAGGATGAAGTTTCTACCATAGCATCTAAAATGGATGAGTACTTTGATTATGATTCTATGTACACAAACTTTTATGAGTATATCCCTGAGATAGCACGTAAGAGTTTTATTAACGTAGATGGTAAGGAGGGTGTTCTATTATGAATATGACTTCTAAAGAGAAGTTAATTTTTATCAGTTCTTTTATTTGGTTTTTACATTGGGGCTCATGTATCATTTACAAACTTGCGGATATGGTTATAGCACAACAACCTGTAAGGATATTGTTGACTGGTTTATAACTAAGTATCTACCACGTCACAAACTATTCCTTAATATACAGCATCGTGGCTTAAAACGTGAATGTGCATTTGGATTTTGTGATATTGACCTTGACTTTGGGGATATACACAGGCCACGTGACTTCACGATTGATATTCAATCAAACTTGAATCCTACTGTATATGCTATTACACTCATACATGAGTTAATACATTTAAGACAATGGGTAAAAGGACAACTCAAGAACCGATCAGGTAGAGTTACATGGGATGGTATTAGAGTACATGACTTAGATTACTCAGTACAACCGCATGAAATCGAGGCTTTCGATAATGAATGGCCATATTATGTCGATTACATCTATGATACAAAAGGAGATTGGCTTGGCGATGAATGATAAAGAGATCGACACACTACTCAATGCAATTAAATCTTACATGACTAATTCAGAACAATCAATCTTTGAGTACTATCTCAGGGAGGAACAGAACAAACAAATCACAGAGGACTTAGAATCCAAAGCCGCAAAGTTAGAGGTTACTGTTGATTATTACATATCGGAGTTTTTATGATTTACCTAACATTCTTTTCAATCGCCATAATATGTGGTATAATATATACTGTACTAAGGTATTACAACCCACATAATTAGATGGCCGATCCTATCAAGTATTTGTACATTCTAAATTATTGGGAACCTAAAAGAGAAGGTATTTTAAATGTAATAGCAGAGTCGGACAATGAATGTAATGAAATACTATCATCCGAAGAACAATTCCCTAAAGAGTGGAATAGTCTTATATGGCCTGCTATACAGAACGCACAAAAACTGACTCTTACAACAAATTACAAATCCGATTTAATTGAGGCCTTTATCGTATGAGCGAAAATTTTAACAGTAAACCAAGTGTAGACCCATCTGCTAATACACCTGATGAACCACCCAGATATAACTTATATACGTTAGATACTACTGGATGGGAGATAGTAGTAATAGATGACCAAAGATGTGAGAATATCACTAAGGAGGTAAGTCAACACTTTTCACAAGTAATGTTAGATAGTGGAGTATCCCCTGATCGTATCAAAGTAAAAAGAGTATCGTAAATGTATGAACCCGAAGTTAATGACTATGTTATATGGACAACAGCCTTGGGTATGGTACATGAAGGATGGGTATATTGGAAGGGAGATCCAATAGAACCTAAAAAAGGTTGGCCGACACCAACTGATTATATTACCATAGAGATAGCAACCAAAGATAGAGAAGTATGTGAATACACAGCAGATAAACCTATCAAGCATAAGAAACATCATGTATGTTTATTGTGTTATAAGCATCAATGGAATGAATTAAAATTTGTAAGGAGAAGAGTATCTAAAACAGACAATCGTGATCCTGATAAACTCACTACAGAGGACAAAAAGGATCAGGAATTTATTGATTATAATGATACTGAAAACCTAAGTTATGGTGCTTATAAGAGTCAGAGACACAGATACATTGATCCTTAGAGAAAATGTATCAGGCTTTGATACATAATGTATTAAAAAATAGGTTTTAAATGGCTTTATAAATATAAAACTGTTAATTATCTCATTCTCAATAACACTCTCTTATTGATAGTCAATAAGCATCATTAATGATTCTCAATAGTGCTTATTATTCTCATAAAGGTGGCCAGTTCTTGTTGGCTTAGGGAGCGTAGCATGAGACGAGCGATCTGTCAAGTATCAGGATCGGAAATTTCCCAGAATATGTGTATTTCGTTACATTATAAGTGCTTATAGTATAAATATACTATTATGTGTTGGTACGAGATCTTTACTACGAGATTTCACTACGAGATACTTGACAATCTAGTCGAGATCATGTATAATCATTATATACAAAGTACAATTCTCTACTAGATCTGATGGAAGACTTCATTTGGGACTACGAGATCTCATCACACGATTATCTCGACGAGAATTACACATACAATATGCAAGATACTTGGGATCTCGACGAGGAATACGCACGAGATTCATATGATTACACAGAGCTTGCATACATACATTACGCATAATGCACTACGAGATATGTGTACATTCACACATACATTATGATACATACGTACTAGATACTCACATCCTTACATTATAGCACATGGATGTGGGGGTGATGCACGGTGTGTGCAGGTTTATGAGGTGTCACACCGCATTTTTTTTCTCATCTCATTCTCAATAAGGATTCGTTATTGATTCTCATTAAGTTTTTCTTATTGAGAATGTTACTTAGTGTTGCTAATAATATTTCATCGCAGCGGCTGTGACGAAGATTTTATAGTTCGTACCCTCGAACTTCTTACCTTTATTATAGCACCGCGGCCGACCATTTCAATAGGCCGAGTGCCACTTTATAAACTGGTACATGAAATTCCCATTCGTGGTGAATTTGGTTTATATTAAGTGTATGGAAAATTTTTTAACGATCAACGGGAAATCTTATTCTCACAAACAGATAAATCTGATCCGTGATTTTTTCACAGATGATCAGTGGACTCTCATTGACGGAGCGTTGAGTGAGTTCAAGGATCATGATCCAGAATTTCTTAACGAGGTCTACGGATCTGAAGACATTCTCACGGAGACTGAGGATATAATATTCCAAGTCTTTCGTAGTGCCTATTAACAAACTGGCACACCCCCGCTTGCAAAAGTGGGCGGCCTAGATTATATTAGAAATGTGGCAGGATCTGTCGTAATTATGATACAGTTGGATTAATCCGTAAAAGATACTGTTAGGATCACAGACTGTAAGACCACACGCAAACCACATCACAAAAAAACATGGAATACGAAGACATTTTGTTGCAAGAACTAATGGACACACCAGGTGAACTCTACGACCTGCCAGAGTTTAAGCAGGATGACAAATTTGATGTTGAGTCGTTTATTGAGAAAACTGACTTTACGTGGTGATCCTAAATTATTTTTAACAATGAAGCAACAAGTATCCCTAAGAAACACCAAGTCAGAAATCTTTCAAGCATTTTTAGAGAATAAAGACGCATTGGAGGAGAGAAACGTTTTAGTTATTATTAGTATAATACTATTCTCGTTTGTATGTCTGACTTAGTGGACAGTTAATAAAGTGGCCTGGCTGTATACACAGCGGGCCATTTTTTGTTATAATGAGTATGTACACAAAAACACATTAACAAATGAGTTACACAAAGAACGAAGAAGCTCTGTTGAATCTACAGAACGATATCGGCAAATTATTTTCTTACGTGGGTGAAGAGGATGATCTAATCCCAGTTTACTCATTAAGACAGTTCGAAAAGGCTTGTGTAAGATTCGTAAACGCTATTGAGTGTTGTGACGAATGATAGGCACCAAACCAACGATGAGAATGTATGAGTCAATTCACCTTGGCCATACATTCTGGATAGACGATGACGGCCTGTTCATGAGTTGCCCAACTTTCAAGGATGGCTCCGTGGATATGGAAAATGCGGTGAGCGTGTACGACTGGGAGAACTGGGAAGAGGCCCACCCCCATCTACCACACCTAATGCACGTCAATCAAATCTGTATTCTCAAGAGAGACTCAGACAAGATAGACTATTATTCGAAATTATTCGCACAATAGTGGCCAGTCGTTAAACTGTCTACTATTGATCCCAAATCACCTGATGAGGTGATATATTATAAAAGTACAACAAAAGGAGCATTTATGCAACTCACACCTATTGCGTCAAACATGACACAAGTTGACCTAAACGGATTTCAAGTTTTATTCTCATATAGAACCCCTGTTGCCTGTTTATCTGATGACAACAAATATTATAGAACTGACAAGTTTTGGTCAGTCACCACCAGTAGACACATTAACAAGTGGTTAGATGGTGAAGTAGCAACAGAGCAACCCCAGACATATTTTGATAACTTAACCACTTAAAAAAGTGGCACACTGTAACCCCATTCGTGATTCGTTTGGGGTTATAATGTATATGTACACAAATGGAGGACTTAATGACCTACACTACTGACCAGTTCAACAAAGATGTTGCAGAGTTAAGAAGATTAATAAAAATGTGTGATGATTTACAGAAGAAACAGGATAGAAATACAAATTATTTAATTCAGCAATTTAACGGAGGTAAGTAAAATGTCGTTAAATGCAACTATGAAAACTGATCGTTATAAGAACAAAACTGATCTATGCGAAGACCTAGCCGAACTAGGTTGGGATTACTCTTGCGGGAGAATGTCTAGGTCAGGTATGTTCTGTTTTGACCAGATAATGACTCGTTTAGGTGTTCTCAATGTTGGCGAACACTGGAATGAGGATTGTTACAATGATGCTAACGGAGATTGGTAAATGAAAAACACTCATCTTGAACACCCAGAAGACACAATTTTAACTGGAGATCTATCCGTGTTAGATGCGTTGGAGCAAGAGCAGGAAATATCCGTCAAGTATGACGGAGCTCCTGCTATCGTATGGGGAAAGAACCCAGCCACAGGCCGTCAGTTCGTAGGCACGAAATCCGTATTTAACAAAGTTAAAATCAAGATTTGTGAAAGCCCTGCTGATGTAATGACTCATTATGAGGGCCACCCAGTACAAGATATTTTGCTTGCGTGTTTACGTTGGCTCCCTGATACTGATAACATTTATCAAGGAGATTTTATTGGCTTCGGTGGTAAAGAACAATACAGGCCAAATACCATTGTTTATGATTTTGATGACGTAGTAATGGAGCATTTAATAATAGCTCCACATACACAGTACACCACAACAACAACTCTAAAAGATGCAAAAGCCAAGCCCCTTAGTCACAATCTTGACTGCAATTCTGACTGTTTATTCATTAAGCCTAACGCAGGTACTAGCATAGGTCAATATAACAAATATGGATCTAAATTTGAGTTTAAAAACTATTTGAAATTCGTTAGACAGATGGCCAGCATGGTTACATTCGTAACTACAAAAGAGGCCAAAGAATTGAAGAAAGAATTAAATAGCCATATTAGATATGGTATTCACATTCACCCCGAAGATTTCGAGAATGAGTTTTTAATTTCGTTATGGATCAGCGTTAAAAACTTAAAAATGATAGCTCTGGGCCAGTGTCGTCATAGGTGGGGCCCTGATGCGTATTTGATAGATGAGGGAGGAAATCCAGAGCTTGTTGATGCTGAGGGCTACGTAATTCATAATAAAATTGGATCATACAAATTGATAGACAGAGAGTGGTTCAGCCACGCAAACTTTAACAACCAGAGGTGGGCCAAATGCGACGCAAATTAAATGATGTAGAATTTCGTTATCTTAAGGAGCTCTACGTTGATCGGATCGTAGAAGGCATGATGACAAAAGACTTAGTTCGTTATGTCATGAACAGTGAGCAAGAGTGGATCGACTCTTTAACCTATAATGAGGCTATGGATGAACTGGAATCTTACTTTGACGAAATGTTCACGGATACTATAGAGGAAGTTTTGGCCGACATCAAAGAGTTTGGGCCAGATTACAAACCGTCCACCGAAGACTGTCGTTTTTAGTCATTGACGTTATAATGGCCATGTAAACCTAAAGGAGAGCTTAATGCCTATTCCAGCAAATCTTGAAACAACTTGTTTTTCTAATTCAGAGATCACAGAAAGTTTGATAAAGGAATATATTGAAGATGAGGGCTATGAGAGAGAAGATATGCAGGAATTTATTGAGGAGCATGGAGAGAAGGCTTTCCAATATGATTACTTAGATTATTTGCATCAGATTGAAGACATGGGCTCAGATGTTGTTGAAGCATTTATTGAGGAGTTTTCAATTCATGACGTGAGCAGCTGCCGTGATGCGTACATGGGCCAATATAGATCAGGTGCAGAATTTGCGGAGCAAATGGCCAGTGACTGTGGCGAAGTGATGAACCCTATGGCCTCATGGATCGAAATCGACTGGGAGAAGAGCTGGGAAAATTTATCATACGATTATACAGAGTATGATGGACACATATTCAGCCAGTACTATTAGTGGCACATGGGCCCTTTCCCTAGGGCCCATTATCCCTTATAATAAGAATAACAAACAAACAAAGTTTTAAAACTATGTACGATCCAAACGACCTAAAGGAATTAACTTCAGACATTATGTACACAGAAAGAGTAATCCGCAAGCCAAACAAAGTCGTAAGATATTATTTTGAAAATGGATATGGAGCCAGTGTAGCATGCCATGAGGGATCATATGGTGGCCCAGATGGACTGTATGAAATGGCCCTTTTGAAAGGAGATAATTTGCATTATGAGGAAAGTGGAATCTGGCAGGATGTCATTGGCTATCTAACCTTTGCAGAGGTGTGGGCCTACATGAAAGAGATCGCAGAATACTGATCCAGAGCCCAGTTGGATTAGTGGCACACAAGTGGTTGCAAAGTGACCCCTTTTGTGTGTATAATACTAATATAAGTTCAAAACAAATTTAAAAATTATGTTCATTCAAAAATTCGTAGAAGTTCCAAATACAAACATCAAAGAAGAAGTCACAAATGACTTCGGATTCGACCTTTGCTATGATATGGCACAGCAATTCGGTCATGCTCAGTTAGTCTGGTATGCTCTTAATGGTAACAGAGTTATCGAAGGTGAGTACACAGACAAAGATTAAACTGTCACACTGAATCCCCATCAGGGGATTTTATCCCTTATAATAATAGTATAAACAAAAGGAGTTTCATTCATGATCCAGACAAAAACAGAAAGATTAATAAACAGAATCAAAGAGAAAGAGTCATTTTTCGACATCGCTTATCTTTGCGAAGACTTCGCAACTTTTATTGACGAAGTTGCAGAGTGGGGAGTAGACCACGCAGGGGGAGTTGATTTTGATGACCCAGACTTAGACCTTGAAGCAGTGAATGACTTTTTTGGTTCATTCGGTTGCACACCATCAAACCCACACCCTGCAGGGAGGTACGCATAATGTCACACCCAGTTAACGACTCAATTTTAGAAACCCTCTTTGAAGAGGCACTCGCTGAAATCGGAATTAAAGAGGATTCCCCATTCTACGCAGATGCTGAGAAAATCGCAGGAGAAATGGCAATGAACAAATTCCTGGAGATGGGATAATGGCAATCTGTTGTAATTGTGGAAACTTTGATGACCAAGAGATAGAAAACGACTTCGGCTGTTTTCATCTTGGTAAGAGACCAAAGAGACGCAAAGGCTATCAGCCCGACCTCTATTACTATTGGGACGCACCCATAGAAGAGCTCTACTATTGGCGGGACAGCTTCCCTGACGTGGATTGCATGTGTGAAATATGTTTCGACATCGCCAATTTTAGCAAACAAATCATCTGGGCAGATCATTAGTGTGACAGTTAAAAAACCGTCTACTTGATCACTACGCTGCGGATTTATCCGTTATAATAAGTACATACACAAAAGGAGATCCACTCATGGTTCAAACAACATTCAATCTTTCAGACATAGGAACAGGCAAATATAATGGTTGGTCAAATTGGACTACATGGAACTGTGCGTTATGGATTAATAATGACATGGGTTTCTACGGAATCGCCCAAGAGGTAGAAACATTCGGTGAGTTTTTACTTTGGGTTCTGCCAGAGAATGGCGAAGGCAAAACACCTGACGGAGCAATTTGGCAGGAAGCAGACCTAACCGAAATGACCGAATTAATACAGGAGATCAAAGCATGAAACCATTAGACCCCAAAGTCTACGAAGCACTGCTCAAAGCAGAAAAACTAAAACGTCACCTAAAGGAGAACTAAACATGACAGGAATTGAACTTTTCATTTTGATTGGCGGCTGTTATTCATTGTACACAGTCGGAATGGCCATAGCAACTGAAATTGACTACAGACGTGCCAATAAAACAACTGGCCCAAAACCAACTATTATAGTGAAAAAACCATTATAATAAGTATATACAAAACACGGAGTAAACTCAATGTTCAAAACAGACGGCTCAGTCCATACATCAGGTATTAAAAACGAACTTAATACAATAGACTTTCTAAATGAGACTGGCCTATTCGCTGAAGAGGTTAAGCACTTCGGAGGAACTAAGAGCAAAGCAGACGCAAAGGCGGGTGACGTTAATATTTCAATCAAGCATAAGAAGGGGCTAAAGAATGGGTCTTTTGACTGGGTTAACACTTCTAAGATAGATGGCCTAGTAGACACCAAAGAGTTTGAAGATTTCATACTATTGACTAAGTTATACAGAGACACCGACCAAGCCGAAAAGCAGGTTGAAAACTTCCGTCAGTACTTCGCCAGCCACTGTAACAACCAGTTGAACGCAATTAAGTCTGATGCACTCACCACATGGCTCAAGCAGGTCATGTTAGAGGATAATCATGGCATGGTCATGGTCATAAACGACACAGAGGCCAAGCAGGTGCATATAGTCAAAGAAGAAAACCTTAAGACAGTTGACTTACTTAAGAGGGGCTGGACTGCTGAATTTCAAAGAGATTGGAAAGGGCAGAGCAGCCGTAAGGTCATCTTAAGATCATCAATCACAGGAGCTATAATGGACACAGGGCTCAGACTTAGACTCACAAGCAACAACGGAATAAAAGCATTTTTAGGCCTAAGCAAAGCCAATAAGAACTCACAGGTTGTACTCAAGCTCCAACAGGATGGCATCTCAAATCTATTGGAGACAGCAACAGAGGTTACTGATTATTCATATTAGTTAGCCAGACAGTGTAAGGGGGCCGATCCCCCCTTATATAAAAACCGAATGGGAACCTAACCTACAAAGTGTTACGGAAGCGAGATAAATGTTTCCCCTTATACAAAAATTTTTTCCCCTATATAAAAACATGTAAGGTCGTTTCATTTATGCAAAAAAATTTCGGACATATTTTTTCGGCCATAGAAGTCGATAACGTAACTGGGGAGTATAAGGTCATAATACCCGAAGCAGTAATTAATGAGATGGGGTGGTTCGAAGATACAGAACTTAAATGGAACTTGGTAGATGAGGAAGTGATAATAACCGAAAACACAGATTGATTGACAACGACTATATAATGTGATATGATTGAATTGAAGGAATTTAATTTTTATGGCTAAAGGATTCACGGTGAAGGCAAAATCACCGACTGCACAAAAGCAAGTGCAAGAATGGGACTATGAGAAGGCAAAGCAGTTGGTGAAGGGAAAGGCAATAGTTTTCTGCTTACCAGGCCGAGGAGTCTCATATCAATACTTAAAGAGTTTCGTACAACTATGCTTTGACTTGGTTCAGGCTGGTGCAAGTATACAGATATCTCAAGATTATTCATCAATGGTAAATTTCGCCCGTTGTAAATGTTTGGGTGCAAACGTTCTCCGTGGCCCTAAGCAATTACCATGGGATGGAAAACTAAAATATGATTGGCAACTATGGATTGACTCAGATATAGTCTTCAATTCTGAGAAATTCTTTCAGTTAGTCTTAATGGAAAAAGATATAGCAGCAGGTTGGTATGCTACAGAGGATGGTAAAACAACTTCAGTTGCTCACTGGTTAGAAGAAGATGACTTCCGTAACAACGGTGGAGTCATGAATCATGAAACAGTAGATAGTATACAGAAAAGAAAGAAACCTTTTACAGTAGACTACACAGGTTTCGGATGGCTTCTTATTAAAAAGGGAGTATTTGAACACGAAGGTATGCCTTATCCATGGTTCGCACCTAAAATGCAAGTCTTCGAAAGTGGCGAAGTGCAGGACATGTGCGGTGAAGACGTTTCTTTCTGTCTTGATGCTAAAGAAGCAGGTTTCGAAATCTGGTGCGATCCACGTGTGCGTGTAGGACATGAGAAAACAAGAATCATATAGTATTCTTATAGATGGGAAGGAGGTATACTCAAATCTTTCTCAGAACGAATACTTCGATCAAATGGAGGACTTGGCGATTGAATTCTACAAAACAGGTTCTCCACATCCTGATACAGTAAAAACTAAAATTAACAAGGAGGAATAATGGCAGTTTATTCAAGTACTAATGCTCTTAAAGAGGCAAAACCCAAAAAAACTCGTCAAGGAAACGGAAATCACTCAAAATATTCGGCAACATCCCGTAACTCGGCTCGTAAAAAGTACAGAGGACAGGGAAAATAACCGCAGTGTCTCGAAAGAGGCACTTTTTTTATGGGAAAACCAGTATAAATAATAAAAAACCTTTGTCTAATGGCGATTAAGAGGATATCTAGAGGATTTAAAGATATTTCGTTGTCTTTTAAACCCCATCCTGTAACAGATGATTTACAAGTATTGAAGAATGAAGACGCAATTCGTCGTTCTGTAAGAAATATAGTGCAAACAATTCCTACTGAAAGATTCTTTAATTCACTGTTAGGATCAGATGTCCAAAGAAGTCTATTTGAATTCGTTGATTTTGGTACTGCGTCTACTATAAGGCAGCAGATAGCCATTGCATTAGATAACTTCGAACCAAGAATAGAAAACGTAACCGTTGCGGTAGACCCAAATCCAGAAGTTAACTCTTTTGATGTTACCGTTATCTTTGATATTATAGGACAAGAGTTTCCAACACAAGAATATTCATTCCTCTTAGAGGCAACAAGATAACATGCCTTTTACTAAATTTACAGATCTTGATTTTGATCAAATAAAAACCTCAATTAAGTCATATCTCCGTGCAAATAGCAATTTTACGGACTTTGACTTCGAAGGATCGAACTTTTCCGTCCTTATAGACACGTTAGCTTATAATACGTATATCACAGCATTCAACTCAAACATGGTTGTGAACGAATCTTTCCTAGATTCAGCAACAGTTAGAGAAAATGTCGTCTCATTAGCAAGAAATATAGGTTATGTACCCCGTTCTAGGACGGCAGCCACAGCACAAGTAACATTTGATGTAGGTCTAAACATAACTTCACTCAATTCAACCCCTATAGCGACTATAAAGGCAGGTTTAGTGTGTGTTGGAGACGCAAATAACACCTCACATGTGTTTTCAACGTCCGAAGACATCTCTGCACCAGTAAGAGAACCATCTATAGGCACTTTTGTAGCAACATTTGAAAATATTTTACTAAAAGAAGGCACATTTCTTAATAAAACCTTCACAGTTGATGGTTCATTAGACCAAAGATTCATTTTAGACAACCCACATATTGATACTTCGACTATAAAAGTGTATGTTAAGGGGCCTAGTGACTCATCTGGGTCAGTTGGAATCGAATATTCACTAGTTTCTAACATTTTAGACGTAGATTCAGTCTCAGAAATCTTTTTAGTGCAAGAAGTACAAGATGAAAGATATGAAGTAGTGTTTGGTGACGGAATAATTGGTAAAAAACTGGAAAATGGGTCTGTAGTTACTGTTCAATACATTATTACTGATGGAGAAGACGGAAATGGTATTGGACATAATAATAGTTTCTCATTTGCAGGTAGAATTGTTAATGCAGCAGGGGGATCTATCACTCTAACATCAACTCCTAGTGTGGCTACCGTTGAGGCATCCACAAATGGGTCTGAAATAGAGTCTATTAGTTCAATTAAGTATTATGCACCTAGAATCTATTCCTCCCAGTACAGGGCGGTTACACCTAGGGATTATGAGGCAATAATAAAGAAAATTTACCCAGATACTGAGTCAGTAGCAGTCGTTGGTGGTGAAGAAATGGATCCACCAGAGTTTGGTACTGTTACAATTAGTATTAAACCTAAAAATGGTACATATGTATCAGCATTTAACAAAACTAGGATTTTATCCCAATTAAAGCAATACGCTGTATCTGGTATTAACCAAAAAATTGAAGATCTTAAGATACTATATGTGGAGATTGATTCTGCAGTGTATTTTGATGAAAATAAAGTTTCTACTTCATCTGCTCTTCAAACAAAAGTCTTAAATTCACTAACTGCATATTCAAATTCTGTAGATATGAATAAATTTGGTGGTAGATTCAAATATAGTAAAGTACAGCAAGTAATTGATAGTACTGATACTGCTATTACCTCTAATATCACACGTGTACGTATTAGAAGGGATTTAAAGGCAGCAATTAACCAATTTGCTCAATATGAACTATGTTATGGTAATCAATTCCATGTAAACGCAGCAGGAATGAATATTAAGTCTACTGGATTTACAATATCTAATAATATTAGAACTGTTTACCTTACAGATACTCCTAATTCAGATTTGAAGACGGGTGTTATCTCTATTGTGGAAATATTAGATGATGGAACTGTAAATACTGTTATAGGTTCAGCTGGAACAGTAGATTATATGAAAGGAGAAATTCTTCTCACTACAGTAAATATTACATCAACACTTAATAATAGTGGTGTTGTGGAAGTACAAGCAATCCCAGAATCCAATGATGTAGTTGGATTAAAGGAACTATATCTCAATTTTAGTCTTTCAAAAAGTACAATAAATATGGTTAGGGATGTGATAAGTTCAGGTGATGAAATTACTGGAACTAGCTTTATTAAGGACTTCTATACTTCAAGTTATCTAAACGGAAAATTAATACGCGAGTAATCGAAATATGATTCAAACTGGCATTGAACCAAAAGTAAAGGTTCAACAAATCATTGAAAATCAGCTGCCCGAATATGTATTGAGTGAAAGTCCTCGTGCAGTAGATTTTTTAAAGCAATATTATATTTCTCAAGAATATCAGGGAGGTAATATTGACATCTCTGATAATTTAGATCAGTATTTAAAATTAGATAATTTAACCCCAGATGTTGTTGTTGGATCAACAACCCTTTCTACTGGAATTAGCACAGATAGTGATACAATTCCTGTTTCCAGTACAAAGGGATTTCCTAATGAATGGGGTTTATTAAAGATTAATGATGAGATTATAACTTATACTGGTGTAACAACTAATAGTTTTACAGGTGTTAAACGTGGTTTTAGTGGTATTACAAGTTATCATCAAGAGTTAAATCAAGAAGAATTAACATTTTCTACCTCTAGTACTGCAGATCATCTCTCAGGATCTTATGTACAAAACTTAAGTTCTCTATTTTTACAAGAATTTTACAAAAAACTTAAGTATTCTCTTACTCCAGGGTTA